CGATCGGCTACATCAACGAGAACGGGTCGCCGGCGCAGAACATTCCGCCGCGGCCCCATCTCAAGCCCGGCGTGAAGTCGGTCGAGCAGGATTTCATGCCTCACCTGAAGGCGGCCGCGCAGAAGGCGCTGGAAGGTAATGCGGAAGGGGCAGTGACGTCCCTCGACCGCGCCGGAACGGTGGCAGCCAACGGGGTGAAGCGGTACATCACCATTACTGGATTCACTCCCCTGGCTGACGCCACGATCGCCAACCGTCTGCGCCGGGGCCGCACTGGTAATAAGCCACTCATCGACACCGGCGAATACCGCCGCTCAATCACGCACGTTGTGAGGGATAAAGATGCCGACACTTGATGTAACTGACGTTCTGCTGTCGCCTGAATTTCTCGATACGACGCTCGTGGTAAAGCGCAATGAGCAGACGGTCGATGATGATGGCTTTCCCAAAAACATCACCACTGAGACCCCTTTCGGTGGCGTGGTGACGGTTGACCGTTCACTGGAAACCCGGCGCATGCAGGCCGGCCAGGTGATTAATGGCGCAATCCTGATTATCACCACCTACCGCCTGAGCAGCGGCAACACCGGCATTGATGCCGACATCGTGACTTATCGCGGCCGCGACTATCGCGTGACCTTTGTCGATCCGTACACGGCTTACGGCGCCGGTTTCGTCCAGGCGCACTGTGAGCTGCAGCCGTTTGATGGAGGCCCGCGTGAGTAACAGCAGCACATCAGCCGGATATCTGACGCCCGTCAGCGCGCCGCAGGCATATGACGAAACGCTGGAGCGTGAACTCAGCCAGTGGGTGCGGGCATTATCGGGCCTGCCGGCTGGGATGGTTCGCCCGCGCTGGACAGCGACTCAGGCGGCAATACCTGCAGCGGACGTAGACTGGTGCGGATTAGGCATTATCGGCTTCATTGCTGACGATGGTCCCGCATTTGTGCGGCAGACCGATGACAGTAATCAGCTGTGGCGTCATGAGGTGATCGAAACGCTCGCCTCGTTTTATGGCCCGCAGAGCCAGTCTATAGCGACGCTGTTCCGTGACGGGCTGACCATCGAGCAAAACAACGAAACCCTCAAACAGAATGAGCTGTCACTCGCTGATTACAGTGAACTGACTGCTTTCCCTGAGCTTATCAACAATCAGTGGGTGCGCCGGTACGACATCACTGTGCGCCTGCGCCGCAAAATCATTCGCACGTACGGGGTCCGTTCCATCATCACTCCCAACGTCACCATTACTGGAGATTAATAAATGGCGGGATTATCCGTTAGTCGCATCTCAGATGTGACGGTTACCCTTTCGGCTAAAGCAGCCCAAGGGCGAAATTTTGGTTCGATGCTTATCCTTGGCGCATCGACAGTCATCCCGATCAAGGAGCGCCTGCGCATTTATGAAAGCGCTGATGATATTGGTGACGATTTCGGCATTAACAGCGAAGAATATAAAGCGGCGCTGATCTGGTTTTCCCAGTCGCCCCAGCCTTCGGAGGTGTATGTCGGTCGCTGGGTGGAATCATTAGCAACTGGCGAAACTGGTAACACAGAAACCTTGCCTGAGGCCGTTAATACGCTGCTGGGCTATAACGCCTGGTACGGCCTGCACCTGGCGGTTGAAACTGACCCAACGCTCGCTGACGTAACCAGTATTGCAGCGGCTATCCAAGCGGCAACTGTTTCGCGTGTATTTGCTTATACCACGCAGGACGCTGCAGTAATGGATTCGTCCTCCACAACCGATATTGCAGCTGCCTTAAAAGCGGCAGGTTATGGTCGAACCTTCCTGCAATATTCCTCTACCAGTCGTTATGCAGCGTTGTCAGCGTTTGGCCGGGCTTTCACGGTCGATTATACGGGAAGTAATACGACTATCACCCTCAAGTTTAAGTCAGAGCCTGGCGTAACGTATGAAACCCTGAGCGCCCCTCAGGCGAACGCTCTGGAGGCCAAAAATTGCAACGTCTATGTCCTCTATGACAATGACACAGCCATTCTTGAGCAGGGCGTGATGTCGAATGGTGACTTTTTCGATGAGCGTCATGGTCTCGATTGGCTGCAAAATGCGGTACAGACAGCCGATTATAACACCCTCTACACCAGTGACACGAAGATCCCCCAGACCGACTCAGGGACCACTATGCGCATTTCCAACATTGAGCTTGTTCTGCAGCAAGCAGTTGGAAACGGCCTCTTTGCTCCCGGCGTATGGTCAGGTGGACCGATAGGCCAGCTGGCTAAGGGTGACACGCTGACCAAGGGCTATTACATCTACGCTCCCAGCGTTGACAGTCAGCTTCAGGCAGATCGAGAAGCGCGTAAAGGCGTACCCATTCAGGTTGCCGGAAAACTGGCCGGAGCTGTGCACTATGGCTCCGTTGCAATCACTGTAGTGCGCTAAGGGGTAATCAATGTCTACTTATTCATTCATGGATGTCAGCGCCAGTCTGGCAGGCCCGTCCGGGATCATTGACCTTGGATACGGTTCAGCCAACTCGGAAGAGGGCATCACCGTCACGATGACGGAAGCTAAAAACACCATGACAACTGGTGCCGATGGCGAAGTGATGCATAGCCTGCACGCAGGCAAGTCAGGGACGATCACCGTCAACCTGCTAAAGACCTCTCCGCAAAATAAAAAGCTCTCTCTGATGTACAACGCGCAGAGCCTGTCATCTTCCCTTTGGGGCAATAACGTCATTGTCCTGCGGAACAAGCAGTCCGGTGACACCGTTACCGCGCGCGCAGTGGCTTTCCAGCGCCAGCCTGACTGGAACAACCCAAAGGTGGCCGGAACCGTAGCGTGGGTATTTGATGCCGGTAAAATCGACGAAGTTCTAGGGGAGTATTAATTCATGGAATTTGAAATCAAGGGCGTCCAGTACCGCACCGCGAAGCTCAGCGTCTTCGACCAGCTGAAAGTTTCTCGCAAGCTGCTCCCGGTTCTTGCCGGGGTGCTGGCCGATTTTCAGGGCATCAAGGCAGCATCTCAGGGCGGCGATATGTATAAGGCGATGGAAACTGCCTTGCCGAAAATCGCCGATGCACTGGCGGGCATGTCTGAAGAAGACACGAACGCCATCATCTTCCCCTGCCTGTCAGTGGTTTCCCGCCAGAACGGAAAAACCTGGGCGCCGGTCATGTCGCAAGAGCAACTGATGTTTGATGACATCGATCTGATGAGCATGCTGCAGATGGTTGGTCGGGTGGTAGGCGACAGCCTGGGAAATTTTTTGCCCGCACTCCCCGCCAGCGAGACTGCGCCCCAGTAAGTGGCCTGACGCTGGAATCACTTCCTGATGGCGAAGATTTTCTGATGCGCCCGGTTGATGCCGGGTACATCAGCTATTCAGCCCTGAAGGATGGTTCGGTAGATCTGGCAGACATTGCCAGAATGAATGACTGGCTCGACCTGAAGGCTGACAACAATAACCGCATAGAGCGCTGGAGAAAGGCAAATGAACGCTCAGACTATCAAGGATTTTCTGGTAAGCCTCGGCTTTCAGGTTGATGAGGCCGGTGCTCGCAAATTTGATACGGTTATCGCCGGCACAACCGCGCAGGCGATGAAACTGGGTGTTGCCGTTGAAGCTGCAGCTATTTCCGTGGTTGCCTTTACTGCCAAAATCGCCAGCGGCCTTGACCAGCTCTACTGGGCGTCTCAGCGTACGGGCGCAACGGTCGCGGGCATTCAGGCGATCGGCTATGCTGCGGCTCAGGCCGGGTCGAGTGCAGAAGCTGCGCGCGGTTCGCTGGAAAGCCTTTCACGCTTCATGCGTAACAACCCGGGCGCCGAAGGATTTCTGAATCGCCTGGGTGTGCAGACGCGTGACGCCAGCGGCAACATGCGGGATATGGCGTCCATCTTCACAGGCGTCGGCCAGCAATTGAACAAAATGCCTTACTACCGCGCGAATCAGTACGCGCAGATGCTGGGCATTGATGAAAACACCCTGATGGCAATGCGCCGCGGGATGGGCCAGTTTGGCGCGCAGTATACGCAAATGGCGAAAGCTATCGGCTTTAATGCTGACCAGGCTGCCGCCAGCTCTAACCGCTTCATGACGTCTCTGCGTGCGTTCGGCCAGATGGCGGGGATGGCACGCGACAAGATCGGCTCTAACCTGGCGGAGGGGTTGTCAGGTTCTATCGATACCCTGCGCAAGCAAATCGTCGACAACTTCCCGAAGATTGAACAGACGATTATCAGCGGCGTTAAAGGCATCCTGTGGCTCGCTGAGGTCATCGGCCGCGTCGTGTACCGGCTGATACAGGCCGGCGGCGACATCATGCAGTGGTGGTCATCGCTGGATAAGTCAACGCAGCGCCTTATCGAGGTGTTCGGCGCGCTCGTTATTGCCTGGCGCATCCTGAACGGTGCGTTCGTGATGTCGCCGATAGGGATGATAACCGCCCTTGGACTTGCCATTCTGGCGCTCTACGACGATTACAAAACGTGGAAGGAAGGCGGCCAGTCACTCATCGACTGGAAAAAGTGGGAGCCTCAGATAAAGGGCGCCATCAAAGGCGTCGACGATCTGAAAGATGCCGTTATGCGACTACTAGGCATCGACCCGCAGACATGGACAGCCAAATGGGACATGAGCAACCTCATGGAAAACCTTGGCGAGCTGTCCAAAATGCTGGACGGGATAGCGCGGCTGCTCAACGCCATTAAAGACGGACGATGGAAAGATGCCTACGCGATCGGGCGCGAGCTGATAAATCAGGGGCAGGGTAACCCCGATGCATTGCCTGCCGTATCCGCCAGCGCGGACAGTGCCGCAGACTATATCAAGGATAAAACCGGATTCGACCCGCGCAGCATCGGGGCGGCCATGAAAAGATGGTTTGGTGATAGCTCTGCCCAGCCGATAGCGGCGGAAGACCCTGGACCAGAGCGAATCTATCCGGTAGATGGCCCGGTTGAACAATACGGGCAGTCTATCAGGCGGCCTCAGGCGAGTAAGGAAGGCAGTCAGTTGCTGGGGTGGCTGCAACCGATGTTCAGTAAGCTCGAGCAGCTATATCAGCTACCTGTGGGATTGCTGAAAAGCGTTGCGATCACCGAGTCTGCAGGCAACCCCAATGCGATGTCTGGCGCCGGCGCGCAGGGGCTGTTTCAGCTAATGCCCGGCACGGCTAAGGATTTGGGGCTGCGCGGTAACGAGGCATTTGACCCGGTTAAGTCCGCACAGGCTGCAGCAAAATATCTCGCCCAGCTCTTAAAGGCCAATAACGGCGACCTTCCTAAAGCGCTCGCTTCTTATAACTGGGGCATCGGTAACGTGCAGAAGCATGGCATGGCGCTAATGCCGCAAGAAACCCGGAATTATATCCCGCGCGTTCTCAGCAATATGCCGGCCAGCGGCGCACAGATCAGCCAGGAAACTAATATCCATATCCACGGAGTTAACGACCCCAGCAGGGCCGCCAGCGAAGTCGCCGACAAACAAATGGCGGTGAACTCACGCTTTTCACAAGCACTCGGAACGGGGCCGCGCTGATGGACATTCTTTCTACGTTGTTTTCACAGCAGAGCCGGAAAATCGGGCTGATAGTGCCAGACGTGGTGATTACCGAAAAACACAGCGACACACTGGAAATCACAGAGCATCCCGTAGAAAAGGATGCTCCTGTTGCTGACCATGCGTTTAAAAGGCCACCCGAACTGGTGATGGAAGTAGGCTTTTCTGGCGGAGGTTCGTTGCTGGACTTGCTCGATACGTCATCAATAGGGCTTAGCCTCGGCCTTAGCCCGAAAGAGGTGTATCAGCAGCTGATCGACCTGCAGGAAAGCCGCGTGCCGTTTGACGTGGTAACCGGCAAGCGCCTCTACACCAACATGCTGATCCGCGTGCTGGATGTAACGACTGACCGTACATCGGAAAACGTGCTTATGGCGACGCTGACGCTGCGCGGGGTGATCATCTCTTCTACGCAGACGATATCTGTAGCGGATAAGGGCGACATGTCGCAGGGCGTAAGCACTTCAGCAGTGCAAAACTCCGGCGTTAAGTCGACAAAGCCCACCGGCAGCCAGTCGATTTTATCGAAGCTGTCCGACCTGTTTTAAGGAGATACGATGCAGGCCAGTGAAATACCCCTGTCACCGGATAACCAGCAATTTTCCTTAGCGATAAATAGGGTTAATTACTCGATAAGGACGGTTTGGCGTGACGCCGCGGGCTGGGTGATAGACCTGCTAGACAGCAGCGGCGCAGGTATTGTGACCGGCATTCCTCTGGTTACGGGCGCTAACCTGCTGGCGTCGTTTTCTTATCTTGAACTCGGCTTCGGGCTCGTGGTGCTTTGCGATGATCCGACGCAGGATTACCCCACAAAAACCGACCTGGGAATCAGCAGCCACCTCTGGGCCGTAACGGAGTAAACATGTCACAGAACTGGATGCGCCACTTCGAGCTGCAAATCCTGTCAGAAAGTGGTGAAGGCATTAGCCTGAGTGACTTCAAGGTGACGTTCCGCATTGAGTGGACAGATACCCGCTGGCCGCGCGTTGCAATGGTGAAGATTTATAACCTCTCCAAAGACACCTGCAGCCGCATTCTGGCAAAAGAGTTCGCGAAGATTAAAATCATCGCAGGCTATGACGGTATGCCGGCGGCTGTAGGCAGTAGCCAGGTCGGCGTAGCAACGGAAATTGACCCATCACAAGTCGGCCAGACGAATGGCACGAACTTCGGGGAAATTTTCAGCGGTGAAATACGCTTCACCGTCACCGGACGCGACAACCCTACCGATACCTGGGTTTTGATTCAGGCGATCGACGGCCATCAGGCATTCATGAACGCCAGTGTGACCACAACGCTCGCGGCTGGCTACACCGTTGCTGATGTTCACGCCGCAGCTATGGACAGCTTCAACCCTTTTGGCGTGACGAAAGGCATCACGGGCGACACGCCAGCTACGGTATTCCCGCGCGGTCGCGTGCTTTATCAGTCAACGCGCGATGTTATGGATAACGTTGCGGTGCAGTGTGACGCCACCTGGCAACTGGTTGATGGTCAGGCTCAGATGGTGCCGACCGATAAATACGTGCAGGAAGCTATCGTATTGAACAGCGATACCGGCCTGATTGGAATGCCTCAGCAGACGATGGGGGCAGGCGTTAACTTGCGCTGCCTGATAAACCCGAATATTCGGCTAAATGGTCTGGTACAGATTGATCAGGCTTCAGTGTATCGCGCCAGCCTGTCAGCCGACGAGGTGAAGGCATTGCCTGGCCGCGCCAGAGAGGAAAATGTGAATGGCAACCTGTCGGTAAACGGCACACTGCAACAACCTGCAAGTATTGCGGCAGATGGCTTATATATCGTCAAGTCCATCGATTATAATGGCGACACACGCGGGCAGCCTTGGTATATGGATATGATGTGTTTCGCTCGCGGATCAGCAGATTTGCTATCCACTTCAGCTATAAACAGAGGTGCTTCATGAGGGCGGTTCTATTGTTGTTGCTGTTCCCGTTTTATGCGCTGGCAGCAAGCGACGCGGGCAAGCCTTTTATGGACTGTGGGAAAGGAGATTACGTCCTCTTTTACCCGAAAGATGAGCGATCATTTATTCAGGTGAACGGCAATCAACCACTAAACCAAACGGTAAAGTACCTCGGAGCTCAAGGTGATTCCTCAGCCATGCTGGTGACGCTTCCTTTCTCCCGCAATTTAATGCTGCAGTGGGAGAAGCTTCCAAAGCGACAGCGGTTATACGTGTACGATTATCCTGATGGCGGACATCCTCGGATGGTCGAAAAAATAGACTGCAAATGGATGAATAAATAGCAACCAACCCGCTTCGGCGGGTTTTTTATTGCCCGGAGTAAACATGTCAGTCAATCCTCAGTCGCTGGCAGGCGGCGAACTGCAGGCGATGAAGGTGCTGTCTGACACCATCTTCTCCATGCTGCGCGTCTCTATGCCTGGAATCATCCAGTCGTTCGACCCTATAGCATGTACCTGCACTGTTCAGCCGGCCATATCAGGTCAGGTTGCAGATGAGGCAGGCGCGTTTAAATCTGCGCCCCTACCACTGCTGGTCGACGTTCCGGTGGTATTTCCACGCGGTGGTGGCTGCACCATTACTTTCCCTGTGAAAGCTGGCGACGAGTGCCTGGTGGTGTTTTCCGATCGCTGCATCGACTTCTGGTGGCAGAACGGCGGCGTGCAGGAGCCTGTCGACCCTCGGCAGCATGATTTGTCAGACGCCTTTGCGTTCATTGGCCCGCAGTCGCAGGCGGAAGTTATAGGGAATATCAGCACCTCTACGCTGCAGATGCGAACGGATGACGGTGCGGCTTATATTGAGCTCGACCCAAACAGCCATGCCGTGAATATCGTGGCGCCGGGCGGACTGAACGTGACAACTCCTCTGGCTAAGTTTAGCGCGGCTGTAACCATCAACGGGTTGCTGACGTGGATGGGCGGCATGGTTGGCAGCCTGGCAACCGGAACCGCGGCGAAAATTACGGGCGCCATCGAGTTTATAGGCTCCCTCAAATCCAACGGCAAAGACATCAGCGACAGTCACACGCACAGCGGCGTCCAGACTGGCACTGGCAATTCTGGCAAGGTGAACTGATGCGATACAGACGCGAAGATGACGAAGGTGATTACACCTTCGGAAAGGGCGACGACACCTGGTTGATCAACTCACCAGAAACGGTGGCGCAGGCGGTGAAAACTCGCTTCCTGCTTTGGTACGGGCAGTGGTTCCTCGACACGACAGAGGGCACGCCGTGGATTCAGTCAGTGCTGGGCAAACAGAAGCCGGAAACGTACAACCTCGCTATTCGCCAGCGCATCCTTGAGACGCGAGGCGTTAACTCTATTAGGTCGTTCGATACGACGCTGAATACCTCATCCCGCCGCGTAGTGTTTACCGCGACGATCGACACTATCTACGGAACGACGACAGTCACAAGCGAGGCGTAATGGCTCTCAATCTAGATACGCTGGGGCTCTCCGCTACGGTGACCGCCTCAGGGATAAGTGCGCCTGATTATCAGACAATCCTGAGCACTATCACCGAATATTTTCTGCAGATTTACGGCACTGACGCTTATCTCGAGCCTGACAGTAAAGACGGGCAGATGGTTGCGCTCGTAGCGCTGGCAGTGCACGATGCCAACAATACAGCGATTCAGGTTTACAACTCTTTCTCACCATCCTCCGGCATGACTGACGCCCTTACGCGTAACGTAAAAATCAACGGCATCGCGCGTAAGGCCGCCACTAACTCCACGGTTGACGTGACGCTGACCGGCACGGCAGGCACGACGATCACCAATGGATCGGTGAAAGACGCCAACGGCGTCATCTGGAACCTGCCGGCCAGCGTGACTATTGACGTCAGCGGATCGGTGACGGTAACGGCTACATGCGCTAATTCTGGCGCTGTTGCAGCTGTTGCCGGCAGCATCACCAAAATCAATACGCCGACGCGTGGGTGGACTGCGGTATCGAATGCCAGCGCGGCGACTGTAGGATCAGCAGCGGAAACTGATGCTCAGCTTCGTGTGCGTCAAAATCAGAGTGTGGCAATTCCGGCCCTGACGCCGTTTGATGCTGTCGACGGCGCGATCGCCAACGTAGCAGGAGTAACCCGCCATAAGCTTTATGAGAATGATACCGGAGCTGTGAACAGTGATGGCATACCAGCACACTCAATCGCGGCAATAGTGGACGGTGGGGACATTACGGATATCGCACAGACTATCCGTGGCAAAAAAGGCCAGGGTGTTGCCACCTTCGGCTCGACGACCGTCACAGTGCCGGATAAATACGATAATCCTCACGCAATCAGCTTTTCACGATCAACAGATGTTCCGATTTATGTCGCCATAACTTTGAAGGTTTTTACCGGTTACACCACTCAGATCGGCGAGCAGATTAAGCAGGCAATCGCCGATTACATAAACAGCCTGAAGATAGGCGACGACGTCCTGTTAAGCCGCATCTATTCACCGGCTAACCTCGGCGTAGTGAGCGGTGGAAATGCGAAATACTACGACATTAACAACCTGACTATTGGCAAGTCGGTAGGCTCGCAGGCGGCAGCAAATATCGTCATAGCTTTCAACGAATCAGCATCCTGCAGTACAGCAAATATCGCTCTCACGGTGACGTCATGAGCAAATATACCGACCTGATTACCAACTACCACAGAGGAAAACCTCTGTTTGTCGATCACGTCGACCTGTCAACGCGTCCGCTTACTGATACTTCCACAGCCCTGCAGAATCTACTCACTGCATTCGATATCGACAGTGCGGTGGGTGTGCAGCTGGATGTGCTGGGAGAGTGGATTGGGCGAACGCGAATAGTCAGCCAGCCAATCAGTGGCGTCTACTTTTCGTTTGATACCGATGGGGTTGGCTGGGATCAGGGTGTATGGCAAGGGCAGTATGACCCGGATGCTGGCTTCACCAGCCTGAGTGATGACACCTATCGCATCGTCCTGAAGGCGAAGATAGCCATCAACAGCTGGGACGGGCAAAACGATTCGTTGCCGGCAATCCTGGAAACGGCTCTCAATGGCTCCGGTTTAAGGATGCAGATTGTTGATAATCAGGACATGACCATCTCTGTATGGGTATTTCCGGAAGAAGATATCAGTAAGGTCTCACTTGAGCTCATCGCGGCAATAAAGCAGGGATATCTAACCGTAAAAGCTGCCGGCGTCTGGGCTGGCGATATTCAAACCCCTTCAATTGAAACCCCATCCGTTGGAAACCGCTTTTTTGGTTTCGACATGGATAACGAATATATCGCCGGATTTGATGATGGCGCTTGGGAGAAAATACTTTAATGGCCGCTAATAACTTTAAACCTTTCGCTACGGGTGCCGGTGCAAACGTGTTGTCACAGGCTGACTGGGAATCCTTAACTGCGCTGGCTACAGGCTTTACATCAGGGAAAGCTTCATCCGCCCAGGTGAATAAAGCTCTGCGCCAGGCGACTACCATCGCTGCAATCGTTGCTCAGTTTATTTCAGACCAGAACGCTGCTGATGTGCTTGATAATGGCGATATGAACGCACTCCAGGCCCAACTGAAAAGTGCGCTTACGGCATATACACCCGGCAGATTTCTAGGGGTGAAAACTTTTACATCTAGTGGTACGTATACCCCGACTGCAGGAGCAAAGAAAATAAGAGTTCGAGCCTGGGGCGGCGGCGGCGGAGGCGGCGGTGTTAGCGCGGCAGCAACTGCAGGCGCAGCCGGCGGATCAAGTGGAGCTTACGTTGAGGGCATATTCAGTGTAACCGGTCCTTTGGCTGTCTCGATTGGTGCTGGTGGCGCTGCCGGTACTTCTACCGGCGGCAATGGAGGTGCAGCAGGCTCTACTAGTTTAGGAAGCCTGTTTTCTGCTACTGGAGGGTTTGGTGGCGGCGGGACAACGAATAATCAGGCGGGGGCAACAACTTCATCCGCGGGTACAGCAACGGGCGGAAATGTCCTTAACCTCAATGGATCAAGTGGCAGGGCTCCCAACAACTCGCTCGGCGGATCGGGAGGGAGTGCATTCTCTACTCAAGGCGGCGAGGGTCATTACTCATCTGGTTCAGGAGCGGGTGGTTTTCCTGGTAGCGCTGGCGGTGGGGCAAACGGCGTAGCAGTCGCAGTAACAGGCGGTGCTGGTGCAAGCGGATATTTGATCATTGAGGAGTATGCATGAATAGCAATTATGCAGTAATTTCAGAGGCAACTGTCGTTAACATTATTGTATGGGATGGTGAGGCAGAACTGATTCTGCCTGAAGGAACGACCACGCAAATCATCGAAGATGGGGTGTTTGTAGATATTGGCTATGCTTACTCCAAGAAAAAGGGTTTTTATCCAAAAAATTAAGCCAGTGGCTTATTTTTTTTCATCAGACTCTTCTCAATAAACCTGTATGTGATCTCTGTAAATATCAGCATCGATAGTAACTGTGCAATTACCATGGTTGCAGGGCTGCTTACGTGGCCCTGCAATAACTGCAACGTTAGAAGCCAAGAGGGTATGTGACAACAAAAAAGAGAGTAACTCCTGTTGCCAATTAATCTCATCAAGCTATAAACAGGTGATGGTACCCAGCCAAACAACCCTCCGCCGTACAAAGCGAATGAGATTAGCACGCAACTAATTATTGAAGACAATACTGTTATATTGAATTTGTCAGAGGGAATATTAAATGATGCCGCAAGCAGCAATAGCAGGATAACTGACAAAAAAGGCTTCAATGAAGACTTGCGAGAGATAAGTCTTAATCCATCCCTGAGCCATTCTTTTTCAACGATCATATAATAAAGAATGATGCCATAAAGCATCGAATCATACCTGAACATCCATGAATAAGAGCCGCCTGGGCGATAAAATAGCATGATAAAACAGATGATGAATGCGCTAGTGTAATACACCTTCCGCCCGAAAAAAGTGTATAAGAGAGCAAAAATTGCAAAGACCTGTACTTCAAGCCCTAACGCCCAAAGATATCCGAAAACGCTGGTCAGTCTGATTTCTTCAAAATTTCTAACATAGAATACGGAAGACAGGAATTTTATGGCCATGTCATGGACGCTTAGCCAGTATGTGTCAGGCATCACAAGTGACATGAAAAGAGGGATGACTGACCAAAGGTAAGCAGCAGGTGATAGTCTTTTAAATTTCTTGCCCATGAAGGAAAAGTAGGTGTTTTGTTTTGGCCCATCCTTTAATTTACGCAGTGATAGTGAAAGGAAAAAGCCAGCCATAACAAAAAACAAATCAACACCAGAACCAGTGTTGAATACTTTCTTAATGGAAAAATAGAAGTGGGAGTAATCTTGCGGAATAATAATAATTGAATGAACCAACATAACGAATATTATTGCGATGCAGCGAAGGACTTGAATATCGTCGTTCTTATTCTTGAATGATTCCATCTCAATCGATTTCCTGAGAGCTGAAGTTTAGCTTTTTCTTTCATTGATAGTATCAGCAGTGATATCCATAAATCAAAAAAAGCCCCGGCGACGGGGCAGTGGCGTTCCGCGCCGATCTGAGCAGGCTACGGAGTGGTTAAACCCAACGTAACCGATGCAGGATTGGAAAGGCAACTTTATGACGCACCTTGTTTCAATTAGACACAAACAGAAAAGCCTTTGGCGTTAACCAAAGGCTTTTTCTTTGCATCTGAGATGCGCGTGCATTTCACGTGCACTTTTTTGTACTGCTTTTGTAGTTTCGTTGTCTCTATGTAGTCTTTGGATTCAGTCTACACGCGGGTTTGTCCGCTCAACGTCCTACTAATTATGGCGGTGAGAGGGGGATTCGAACCCCCGATACGTTGCCGTATACACACTTTCCAGGCGTGCTCCTTCAGCCACTCGGACACCTCACCACATTTTTCCGCTGACCTTGCTGGGTCAACGGGGCGCTACTATAGGGAGTCGGCCCAAAAGGGTCAAGCACTATTTTTCTCTTTTTTTCTATCCGCTTAAGCTCTGTTCGAATCGATTTATCCCTGCGCATTCCGGCCAGATTGTCATCAAAAAGAAATCCCGCAGCCACAAAAATGTCACCCAAGCATCACAGACTTAACGCCTGAAACCTCTGGTAAATTTTGCTTATAAGGGAACACAAGATGAAACAGATGCGCCTTTTCACCTTTTCGCTGCTCGCTTCGCTGGTCAGCCTCTCCGCGCATGCCGAAACCGCCAGCGCGCCGGCGGATGCAGCCTATATCCGCGCCGCGACCGGCGATATCACCCAGCACGGCGGCGCGCGCCGCCTGACTGGCGATCAGACCGAGGCGCTGAAAGCGTCGCTGCGCAATACCACGGCGAAAAACGTCATTCTGCTGATTGGCGACGGCATGGGCGACTCGGAAATTACCGCGGCGCGCAACCTGGCGGAGGGCGCAGGCGGCTTCTTTAAAGGCATTGATGCGCTGCCGCTTACCGGCCAGTACACCCATTACTCGCTGGACAAGAAAACCCATAAGCCGGATTACGTGACCGATTCCGCCGCATCCGCCACCGCGTGGGCCACCGGCACCAAAAGCTATAACGGCGCTATCGGCGTCGACGTCAACGGCAAGGATCAGCAAACCCTGCTGGAGATCGCCAAAGCGGCAGGCAAAGCGACCGGCAACGTCTCTACCGCAGAGCTGCAGGACGCTACGCCCGCCGCGCTGATGGCGCACGTCACCAGCCGCAAATGCTACGGCCCCGAGAAAACCAGCGAGCTGTGCGCCAGCAACGCGCTGGAGCAGGGCGGTAAAGGCTCGATCAGCGAGCAGATACTGAAAACCCGCGCCGACGTAGTACTGGGCGGCGGCGCGAAATCCTTTAACGAGATGGCGAAAGCGGGCGACTATCAGGGCAAAACCCTGCGCGAACAGGCGCAGGCGCTGGGATACCAGCTGGTGAGCGACTGGCAGGGACTCAACGCCGTTACCGCAGCCGACAAGGACAAACCGCTGCTCGGCCTGTTTGCCGACGGCAATATGCCGGTGCGCTGGAAAGGGCCGAAGGCGAGCCACTATGGCAACATCGATCAAGCGCCGGTGACCTGCGAAGTAAATAAAGAGCGCCCGGCCGCGACTCCGACGCTGGCGCAGATGACCGCCAAAGCGATCGATCTGCTGAAAACCAATCCGAACGGCTTCTTCCTGCAGATCGAAGGCGCGTCGATCGATAAAGAGGATCATGCGGCGAACCCGTGCGGCCAGATCGGCGAAACCATGGATCTTGACGAAGCGGTGCAGCAGGCGCTCGCTTTTGCGCGCGCGGAGGGCAATACGCTGGTGGTGGTGACGGCGGACCATGCGCACAGCAGCCAGATCATTGCTAACGGGACGAAGGCGCCCGGCCTGACGCAGGCGCTGAACACTAAGGACGGCGCGGTGATGACCATCAGCTACGGCAACTCCGATACCGATTCGCAGGGTCACACCGGCACTCAGCTGCGCGTCGCGGCCTATGGTCCCTGGGCGGCTAACGTGGTGGGACTGACCGATCAGACCGATCTCTTCTTTACGCTGCGCAGTGCGATGGGACTGAAGTAACGCGGACGCTTTGCTCTCCGGGTCCTGCCACCCACGCTATAAGCGCTTCAGCAGTCTGACGTCTCCCGCTGCCGGGAGACGTTATCACTCGCTAAATGCGGTTTTCTCGCAGCTGCGCCATAAAGCTCTGCACCCACTCCATGCGCAGCTTGCGCTCGGCCAGATCGCGCGTAAAGCGCAGTCGGGTCGGCCCATCCAGCTTCCACTGCTGCGGATCTTTCTGCAGCAGGCTAATCAACCAGCCAGGGTCGACGCTGTTCTGCGGCGCAAAATCGAAGAAGCCGCCTTTATCGCTGACCTCGATCTTGCGAATGCCGAGACTGCGCGCCACCAGCCGCAGCGTGGCGATATCCAGCAGGTTGCGCGCCGCGTCCGGCAGCACGCCGAAGCGGTCGATCATCTCCACCTTCAGCTCCTGCAGCTCCTCTTCGCTGTCGGCGCTGGCGATGCGCTTGTAGAGCGACAGGCGGGTATTGACGTCGGGGATAAACTCCTCCGGCAGCAGAGCGGGCATGCGCAGCTCGATTTCGGTCTGATTGCTGGTGAGATCCTCCAGCGACGGCTCGCGCCCCGCCTTCAGCGCCTCAACCGCGTTCTCCAGCAGCTCCATATAGAGCGAGAAGCCCAGCGTTTCCATCTGGCCGCTCTGCTCTTCGCCCAGCAGCTCGCCCGCGCCGCGGATCTCCAGGTCGTGCGTCGCCAGCGCAAAGCCCGCGCCCAGATCCTCCAGCGAGGCGATCGCCTCAAGACGCTTCTGCGCGTCGCCGGTCATCGCCTTGGGATGCGGCGTCAGCAGCCAGGCGTAAGCCTGATGGTGCGAACGTCCGACGCGGCCGCGCAGCTGATGCAGCTGCGCCAGGCCGAAGTGATCGGCGCGCTCGATGATAATGGTGTTAGCGGTCGGAATATCGATGCCGGTCTCAATGATGGTGGTGCAGACCAGCACGTTGAAACGCTGATGATGGAAGTCGTTCATCACCCGCTCAAGGTCGCGCTCGCGCATCTGGCCGTGGCCGATGGCGATACGCGCCTCCGGCACCAGCTCCGTTAGCCGCTGCGCCGCCTTTTCAATATTCTCAACGTCGTTGTAGAGGTAGTAAACCTGACCGCCGCGCAGCACTTCGCGCAGGATCGCCTCGCGCACCACCAGCGCGTCGTATTCGCGTACGAACGTCTTCACCGCCAGGCGGCGCGCCGGCGGCGTGGCGATAATCGACAGGTCGCGCATGCCGCTCATCGCCATATTCAGGGTGCGCGGGATCGGCGTCGCGGTGAGCGTCAGAATATCGACGTCGGCGCGCATCGCCTTGATACGCTCTTTGTGGCGCACGCCGAAGCGGTGCTCTTCATCGACAATCAGCAGCCCTAAGTCGTGCCACTTCAGGTCGCTCATCAGCAGCTTGTGGGTGCCGATCAGGATATCGATCTTGCCCTCGCTCGCCGCCTGCAGTACCTGCGTCTGCTCTTTGGCGCTGCGGAAGCGCGACAACATCTCGATGCGCACCGGCCAGTTGGCGAAGCGGTCGCGGAAGTTGTCGTAGTGCTGCTGCGCCAGCAGCGTGGTCGGCACCAGCACCGCCACCTGTTTATGGTTCTCTACCGCGAGGAAAGCGGCGCGCATTGCCACTTCGGTTTTGCCGAAGCCCACGTCGCCGCACACCAGACGATCCATCGCCAGCGGCTGGCACATGTCGCTCAGCACCGCGTTGATCGCCTGCGCCTGATCCGGCGTGGTTTCAAACGGGAAGCTCTCGCAAAAGAGCTGATACTGCTCGCGATCGTGCTTAAAGGCGTAGCCCGCTTTCGCCGCGCGCTGGGCGTAGATATCCAGCAGCTCGGCGGCGACGTCGCGCACTTTCTCCGCCGCTTTCTGCCGCGCGCGCGTCCAGGCGTCGCTGCCCAGCTTGTGCAGCGGCGCGTTTTCATCCGCGCCGCCTGCGTAGCGGCTAATCAGATGCAGCGACGACACCGGCACATAGAGTTTGGCGTCGTTGGCGTAGGAGAGCATCAGATACTCCGCCATGATGCCGCCCGCTTCCAGCGTGGTCAGGCCGATATAGCGCCCGACGCCGTGCTCCAGATGCACCACCGGCTGGCCGGGCGTCAGCTCGGCCAGGTTGCGGATCAGAATATCGGGGTTGATGGTGCGGCGCGTATCCTGACGGCGACGGCTAACGCGTTCGCCCAGCAGATCGCTTTCGCAGATCAGGGCGCGGTCGCGCTGCGTATCGACAAAGCCGCGTTCGCTGGCGCCGATCATCAGGGTATAGCGCTCGCTGTTCGCCTCATCGAAGCGCCGCACCGTCTGCGGACGCAGCTTAATGCGCGCCAGCAGCTCCTGCAGGCTTTCGCGGCGGCCTTCGCTCTCAACCGAGAAGGTGACCTGGCCGCTGAAGCCGTCGAGGAACTGGCGCAGCGGATCGAGCGGCGCTTTGGCCTGCGCCTGCACGGCGATATCGGGCAGCGGCTGGTAGCCGAGATTGGTGTTGCCCGCTTTCTCCGGCAACGCCTCGGTGGTCATCTGCATGCGCGGCCAGCGATTCAGCTCGCCCAGCAGCGCATCCGGCCGCAGCCAGAGCGTGGTCGGCGTCAGCAGCGGGCGCATCGGGTCGACGCGGCGGTTTTCATAGCGCGCCTCTACGTCCTGCCAGAAGCGCTCCGCGCTGCCGTTAAGATCGCCGCAGTTCACAACCAGCGTATTGTCGGGCAGATAGCTGAACAGCGTCGGCAGCTCCTGCTCGAAGAAGAGCGGCTGCCAGTATTCGATGCCGGCGGGCAGGGTGCCTTTACTCACCTGCTGATAGATATGCTCCGGCTCGCGGCGCACGTCGAACAGCTCGCGCCAGCGGGTGCGGAACAGCTCGATCGCCGCTTTGTCGGTGGGGAACTCATGGGCCGGCAGCAGATTAATCGCCGGTACCGCTTCCAGCGTGCGCTGGCTGTCGACGTCGAACAGCCGCAGGCTGTCGATCTCGTCGTCGAAAAAGTCGATGCGGTAGGGCTGCTCGCTGCCCATCGGAAAGAGATCGAGCAGCGCGCCGCGCGTAGCGTATTCGCCATGCTCCATTACCTGATCGACGTGACGATAGCCCGCCTGTTCCAGCTGATCGCGCAGGCGATCGCGCGACAGCTTCTGTCCCTGCTTCATCACCAGCGCGTGGCCGTGCAAAAAAGGATGCGGACAGACGCGCTGCATCAGCGTGTTCACCGGCATAATCAGCATGCCGCGCGTCATGGTCGGCAGCTGGTAAAGCGTCGACAGACGCGCCGAAATAATGTCCTGATGCGGCGAGAAGCTGTCGTAGGGCAGCGTTTCCCAGTCGGCGAGATGGCTGACGGGCAGATCGGTGAACTGGCGGATTTCATCCAGCAGGCGCAGCGCGGTTTGCATATCGGGGGTGATCATCAGCACCGGACCGGCGTGGCGCTCGGTAATGCTGGCGCACTCCACCGCGTGCGCGGCGCCGATCAGCTGACCGAGCTGGCGACGATCGCCGGATTTTACGGGCAGGGCATAGCAGGTCTGTTCGGACATGGGATCTTGTGGTTCTCTCCATTTTTTCCAGGGCGTCATGATTCCACATTACGCCCTGGCGATCACCTGCTGCGACGGTTTTTCCTTTGCGCGGTGGCCGAGTTATTTAGCGGATGGCTGAGTGTAGTGCATGCGCGGACGATCGACGTTCGCCCAGCTCAACTCCATTTCCAGATGGTAGCTGTGGTTGCCGTCGTCCCACTTGACGTAGTAGCCGGTGGGCGCGTCTCCCTGTTCAAAAACGTTAACAATCTCGCCTTTTATCTCTCCCGATTTGTGTTTCACAATGCTGCCTTTGGGATATTTGAACATGGTGTTTCCTCCAGCGCCTCAGGAGCACGTTGCTGACTCCACCTTATAGTGTAGCCTAACCAGACGGCAGGCGATTAAACGTACAGACGGGAGCGCCGGGATTTCTTTTTGGCAAAAATCGGCCACACTTTGCCGCGTACTCAGAGGGTTAGAGGTTTCATAAACCGAACGCCTCCTTTATCATCACTGGTCTACTTTCAGGCAACTGCCAAGACGGAATACATGTATCAACCTGTCGCGCTATTTATCGGCCTGCGCTATATGCGCGGGCG